CATACATTATGAATAATGTATTAGATGTACAAGTAAAAGCAGCTAATAAATATTTTGGATGTACTGATAAATTTATTGGTGATGCAGGTATGTTTCATTGGAATACAATAATTCCACAAGATGACCACCATAATTTAGCTTTGCAAGCAGCACAAGAAATAGAAAAAAACATAGACCAGTTAAATATTAAATTTAAAGAAGAAGGCATACCTGAGATAGCAATAGGTATTGGAGTTAATAGCGGTATTTGTATTGCAGGTAACTTTGGAGCGACTGATAGATTTGCATTTTCTCTTATAGGCGACCCATGTAATGTTGCTGCAAGATTAGAATCAAGCACTAAGGTTGCAGGAGTAGGAACATTAATAGGCGAAGAAACTGCCAAAAAGTCTAAATTTAAGTTAAAATTATTAGAACCAATAGAGGTTAAAGGCAAGTCTAAACCATTACAGGTATACACATGGGGAAATGATGAGTAAAGTTTTAATTGGAATAATAGTAGTTTTAGTATTAAGTAGCTATTTGTTATGGAATGAAAACTCTAAACTATCTGCTCTTAATCAAGCTTTTGAACTAAGAAATCAAGAACAAAAATTAGCTATAGAATCATTGCAAAATGATTTTACTTTGCAAACAAATAGTTTGTTACAAATTCAAAGTCGTAATCAAGAAATAGAACAAGAAATGTCAAGATACCTTGACATATTTAAACGACATAATTTAACTAAACTAGCATCAGCTAAACCTGGTCTTATTGAACCTCGTATTAACAAAGGAACTAAAGATGTATTTGATAGCATTGAAGAAGATAGTCGTAACATCGACAGTCTTGATGATGGCTTGCAGTTGCAGTCTGATACCAAGTAAACAACAGGTTGAAGTAATATCTAAACCTATAGAGAAAACTATAGTGCAACCTATAATGCCAAGGGAAATAGATTTAAAAGACCCTTATTGGTATGTTGTGTCAAATAAAAACATTGATGAATTTTTAGTACAAATAGAAAAAGACCAAGGACAGTTAGTATTTGTTGCTATGTCAGTCTCTGATTATGAGTTGATGGCATATAATATGCAGGAATTAAAGAGGTATATAAATGAACTTAAAGAAGTTGTCGTCTATTATAGAAAAGTTACTACAACAAAAGAGGAATAAAAGTATGAACATATCACAAGAAGGTTTATCCCTTATTAAAAAATTTGAAGGTTGTGAGTTAGAAGCATATAAATGTGCAGCAGGAGTTTTAACAATAGGATATGGCTCTACCAAAGGCGTTAAAGAAGGCGATTCTATTACTCAAGAAGAGGCAGATAACTTGCTTTTACATGAAATGAAAGAGTATGAAGGTTATATAAATGATGCAATAACTGTTGATTTAAAACAAAATCAATTTGATGCTTTAGTATCTTGGGTATTTAATTTAGGTCCAGCTAACTTAAAAGCTTCTACTATGTTAAAAGTATTAAACAATAAAGAATATAATGATGTTCCAGCTCAAATAAAACGCTGGAATAAAGCAGGTGGTAAAGTTTTACAAGGACTTATCAGAAGAAGAGAAGCAGAAGCTTTGCTTTTTGCAGGTAAAGAATGGCACGAGGTATAAATAATGCCATTAAGAAAATATGTATTTAAACCAGGTATAAATAAAGAAGGTACTAATTATAGTAATGAAGGTGGCTGGTTTGATGCAGATAAAGTTAGATTTAGAAAAGGTAGACCTGAAAGAATAGGTGGATGGGAAAAACAAAGCACAAATAATTTTATAGGCACTTGTAGAAAAATATATCCATATAAAACTGCTGCAGGTACAGACTATATTACTTTAGGAACACATCAAAAATTTTATATATTAGAAGGAAATAGTTACAATGATGTTACCCCCATACGAGAAACAGCAACTAATGCTATTACTTTTTCTGCTACTGATGGCAGCACTACTATAACAGCAACTGATACTTCTCATGGAGCAGTTACAGGAGATTTTGTTACATTTAGTCAAGCAGTTAGTTTAGGCGGTAATATAACAGCTACAGTTTTAAATCAAGAATATCAAATAAATTCAGTACCTACTAATAATACTTATACATTTACAGCTACAGCAACAGCTAATTCTAGTGATACTGGTAATGGTGGTTCTGGTGTAGATGGAGCTTATCAATTAAACTCTGGATTAGATGTATATGTACAATCTACAGGTTGGGGTGCAGGTACATGGGGTGCAAATACCTGGGGTTCTACTAGTAATTTAACATCAAGTAATCAGTTAAGATTATGGTCAATAGATAATTTTGGTGATGATACTATATTAAATCCTAGAGCTGGTGGTGTCTATTACTGGGATGAATCTGGTGGTGCTGATAATAGAGCAGTAAATGTTACAAGTTTAAGTGGTGCTAGTGACGTACCAGTAAAAACATTTCAAATTATGCTTTCAGACGTAGATAAGCATGTTATAGCATTTGGTTGTAATCCTATAGGTTCTTCTAATTTAGACCCTTTATTAGTTAGATTTTCAGATACAGAAAGTATTACTGATTGGACACCAACAGCAACCAATCAAGCTGGTGGAGTACAGTTATCAATGGGTTCTACAATAATAGGAGCTTTAAGAACAAGACAAGAAATACTTATATGGACTGATGTAGGTATAGTTTCTATGAGATTTGTAGGAGCACCATTTGTATTTTCATTTAATGAAGTTGCTAATGGTCCATCTTTAATATCTCCTAATGCAGCAGTTAATGCTAATAACCAAGTTTATTTTATGGATAATGGCGGATTTTATACATATGCAGGTAGTGCTCAAAGATTACCATGTACTGTATTAGATTATGTATTAAGTGATTTAAACCAAGGTCAAGCATTTAAAGTGTTTGGTGCAGTTAATAATATTGCTAATGAAGTTATGTGGTTTTATCCATCAGGAGATAGTTTAGAAATAGATAAATATGTAATGTATAACTATTTAGAACAAGTTTGGTCTATTGGCACTACAACAGATGATTTTGTTAGAACCGCATGGGATGAAGCTAATATATTAAATAATCCTATAGCAGCTAGTAAAAATAGTAGTACAAATAATAATAACTATTTATTTGCACATGAAGTAGGACATGGTAATGATGGTAGTGACTTTACTGCATATATTGAATCAAGTGATTTTGATTTAGACCCAGATGGAGAAAAATATATGGCGGTAAATAAAATAATACCTGATATAGAATTTAGGGACCAACAATCTAATACAGATGATGTAACAATAACGATTAAAGGTAGAGATTATCCATTACAAGATTTGTCTACTTTATCAACAGTATCAGTAACTCCAGACTCTACATTTACAAATACAAGAGCAAGAAGTAGGCAATGTGCTATTAAAGTATCTAATTCATCTGCTGATTATGGTTGGAGATTAGGTGATTTAAGATTAGATATAAGACCAGATGGTAAAAGATAATGGCAAATCCTAAAACAATAGCACTACCTTTAGCACAACAAGAATATAATACGACAGATGAATCAGTTACAAGAAGAATTATAGAACAAGCAGTACAAGATTTAGCCATAGAAATAGATAAGTTACAAAAAATGCAAAGTGTTGTAGTAAGTAAAAGTATTAAAAGACATCAGTTTTTATTAATGGGAGGCAAAAGTGTCTGATAATTTAAAAGTCTTAGGACAATCAGCACCTGCTGCAACAACTGAAACAGTTCTTTATACAGTTCCTGATATGACTCAAACAACTATAAGTTCTATAGTTATATGCAATAGAAATAATAGTAATCATAGTTATAGAATAAATGTATCTGTAGCAGGAGCTACAACAAGTAATAAAGAGTATTTGTTTTATGATGTAACAAGTACATCAAATACAACACAAGCTCATGTAATTGGTATAACATTAAATCAAACAGATGTAGTAAAAGTGTATGCAAGTGCAGAACACTTAAGCTTTAGTCTTTTTGGTTGCGAAACAACAGAGGAAGATAGGTAATGGACATTAAACAACAAACCAAAAATGTAGCAGCACAAGGTCGTTATGGCGATTCTATGCTTCTTCATGTTAATCCTGCTGAAGTAAAAGGACTAGCATCTGCTGTACCTTTAACTGTAAATCCAGAAACAGGACAGCCTGAAGCTTTCTTACCTTTCTTAGCACCTGTATTAGGCTCAATGTTAGCTCCTACTATTTTAGCAGGAACAGGTTTATCAGCAGGAGCTATGGCAGGTATAGGAGCAGGTTTAGCAACATATGCACAAACAGGTGGCTCTGGTTCTAAAGCATTATTATCAGGTCTTACAGCAGGTATGGGAACTAAAGCTTTAAGTAATGTAGCTAATCCAGATTTAGCAAGTGAAATAGCAACATCTCAAGTTGCTTCAGGTGTTGCAGATACTGGTGCTACAACTTTAGCAAGCCAGCAAGCAGCAGCACAAGCAGCAGGAGCAGGTGGTACAAGTGCAGGTCAATCTCTTAATACTATGTTTAGTGGTGGATTTGATGAAGGAATGAAAAATTTAGCAGGAGCAGCAATGACTCCTAGTGGAATGACAGCAGGTGCATCAATAGGAGCACAGAGCATTATAGCATCACAAGAAGAGTTTGAAAGACAAATGGCTCAAATGGGATTAGATGAAGAAGAACGTAAAAGAAAAATGTATGAAATGTACCCTGAACAAATACCAATGGCTTCAGGCGGTAGAACAGGATTTAAACCAGGCGGTCAAACTGGATATAATTATCCAGCAGAACGTGATGAATATATAGATAGATTTAGTAATAATTTTAATTATGGTGGATATAATAATCCATATCAAATTAATTCTTTGGGAAATGTATTTAACACTCCTAGACAAAGAAGAACTAGACCAATAGGTCGTGGTTTTATGCCAGGTTTTATGCCAGAGTATTCTTACTTTCAAGGCATAAATCCAAGTGCTACAGCATTAGGTTATGACCCATTAGGAACATCTCAAAGAGATAGTCGTAGTCGTGGCATACAAACAATGCCTCCTAGTGGCGGTTTTATGAATGAAGGTGGTTCTGGATATACTCCACCACCACCACCTCCTCAAATGTTTGGAGGTTATGGTAATCCATTTATGCAATCACCTAGCTATCAAGGATTCTATGGTGTACCACAAATGCAACAAACAATTAATCCATATGCATCATTTTCACAAATGCCTGTACCATATCAACCATATCAACCATATGTACCTCCAGTAGAAACACCTCCAGATGATGGCGGAACACCTCCTGATGATAGTAGTGGAACAGGCAGTGGAGGAACGCTTCCACCAATAGATATACCTGGTATATATGATGCTATTGGAGATACTAGTTTTGGACGTAAAGGAGCTGTTACAAATCCTGACCCTATAGCACCACCAGATAATTTTGTTAATCCTATTGTTAATCCACCTGTAGGTGGACCAGCAGAGCCTCCAATAACACCTCCTGTAAATATTCCAGGCGGAAGAGAGCAAGATTTTTATAATACTAGACCTGGTATACAACCTCCTGGAGATATGGATTTTGGTGGCAAACCAGGAACACCTCCTATAGTTACACCACCTCCTACAATAACAATACCTATTGAAGGTGGAGCAGATGTTACAATACCTGACTATAGTAGACCTCAACCTCCTGTACCAGAACCAGTAGTACAACCTATACCAGAACCAGTAGCACCACCTGCTATAGTACAGCCACCTGTTATAACACCTCCTGTTATAGAACCTCCTATAAAAAGACCAGAGCCACCTATGTCAATAGGCGGACCAGGCGGTGGTATGACAGATTTAAAAATAGAACCACCAATGCAAAATACAGGTCCTGCACCAATTAAAAACCCAGTATCTGTTATACAAGCACCAGCACCAGAATCAGCACCAGCTACACAATCATTCTTTGATATGTTCCCAGATGCACCACAGCGTCCACAAATGAGCACTATGGATATAAGAAGCTATATAGACCCAGTAACTGGATTGAGAAAACAAGGCTCTAGTACAGATGTAGGATATAGAAATAAATTAAAAGAATATTTAGATTCTAATCCAGAAGCATCAGCTAATTACTATGAAAGAAATCCATTATTAAGTGAAGAAGAAATAGCTGAAAGAAATAAAGGTATGTTTAATCCAATAGCACAACCAAATTTAAGAGCATCTATAAATACAGATATACAAGGAACTTTACCAGAACCTACTCTTAATCCTATGACTGGAACTATGGAACAACCTTTATCTGAATTTAAACCTATAGCAACAGCTCCTATAGCACCTCCTGTTATGCCTTCTCCTGGTCAAAAAGTTGGTGAGCCATCTTTTGCACCTTATATGCCTGAAGTAATTTTAGATGGACCACAAGTATCAATGGAAGAAGCACAAGCCTCTGCAATAGCTAATGGTGCAGGACGTCCATTAACACCTCCTGTTCAATCAGTAACAACACCACAGCCTATAGGTCAAGAACCACAACCTCCTCAAACTGGCGGCATACCAATAACAGGCGGTGGACCATTAGGTAGTGGAATATTACCTGTAGCTAATTTACCTTCAGGACCAACAGCTCCAACTGCACCTGCACCAAGAGCTATACAAGGACCAACAGGACCAGCTATGGGTGGTATAAGTGCAGTACCTACACCAGCAGCACCTCCACAAAATGTAGGTTTTAAAGCACCTAAACCTATGAAAGCACCTGCAGTTTCAATACCTAATCAGTCTTTTAATAAGACAATGAAACAACCTAAATCGCCTATGTCAGTAGGTGGTATTGGTGGTGGTAATCAAGGCGGTATCTTTGGAGCACCTATGTTTGCAGCAGGTGGAGATACAGATTTACCTAATGAAGGCTTAGAAGCTTTATCTAAAACAGAAAAAGGTAGAGAAGCTGTAGAAGCAATGGGTTATCAAGAAGGCGGTCAAACAGATATAATGCAAGACCCAGTAACACAAGATGTAATTATGTTTATTCTTGGTGAGACTGATAATGAAAATGCAATCAATGCTTTCGTAGAGAAATATGGTGCTGAACAGTTTATGTTCTTAAGAGATAAAATCTTAAAACAAGCAGCAGGTAATCCAGATGCACAAACAGAAGGCTTAATACAAGGTGATGGCAATAGCGGAATGGCTGATGACTTACCAGGTGTTATAGGCAATAAAGAAAAGATAGCTGTATCACAAGATGAGTTTATAGTTCCAGCAGATGTTGTATCTATGTTAGGAGATGGCAGTTCAGACGCAGGCTCTAAACAGTTATATAATATGATGGATAGAGTTAGACAAGCTAAAACTGGAGGAACAACACAAGCTCCACCACTTAATCCACAAAAGGTATTACCAGCATGAATCAAGTAGCAGAAAAAATAGAAATAGAAGTAGAAGAAAATTTTGAAATATCGTTAATGCCTAGCGATAAGATGACTCTTGTATGGGAACAATGTGAAAAATTTCTAGAAAAATCTTGCAAACGCTCTAATGGTAGAAGCACACCTAAAGATGTATTTTATGATTGCCTTAATAACAGAGCTTCATTATGGATTATCTTTAATACAGATAGTTTAGACATCGTTGGATGTGCCATTACAAAAATTAATCAATATCCTACTGGCAAAAGAATGTTAAATATTGACCATGTAACTGGTAAGAAAATGAATGACTGGGCTGATAGAGGGCTTAAAGTTATATACGATTGGGCTAAAGCTAATGACTGTGCTGGTATAGAAGGTGTTGGCAGAGAAGGATTTTGGAACTGGATTAAAGCTAGAGAAAATTGGAAAAAAACATCAGTATTTTTTGAATACGAATTTGAGGAGAATAACTAATGGGCGGAAGAAGCGGTTCATCAGCACCAACAGAAACAACAGTAACACAAACAGATTTACCAGAATACGTTCAACCGTATTTTGAGCGACTTCTTAAAAGAGGAGAAGCTGAATCTAATCAACAATACACACCTTATCAAGGTGAAAGATTAGCTTATTTTTCTCCTGATGAATTAGCATCACAGGGTATGACAAGAGGTTATGCACAAGCTGGCACTCCTTTTGAATATCAATTAGCTTCACAGAGAGCAGGACAACTAGGTGGACCATATGGGTCTGGTTATCAAGCTGATTACTTAGGCGATACATATGATGCACAAGGATATGGTTCAGGCTATCAAGCTGGACTAGTAGGCTCTGGATATCAAGCAGGACAACAAAGAGAAGGCTATGATGCACAAGATTATCAACCAGGTTATCAAGCAGGATTGGTTGGCTCTGGCTACCAAGCAGGACAAGTTAGTCAAGGTTACGATGCACAATCATATCAGCCTGGCTATCAAGCTGGATTAGTTGGTTCTGGATATCAAGCTCGTGACTTAGGATTAGGTTTTGGTGCACAAGGATTACAATCTGGTTATCAAGCACAAGATAATTTTTCTACATATAATCCAAATGCAAGACAGTCAGGTTATCAAGCAGGTCAAGTAGGACCAGAATTTCAACAGTTAGGATATGAAGAAAACATAAGTAGATTTATGTCTCCATATCAGCAAGCTGTCACTGATATACAAAAAAGAGAAGCAACACGACAATCAGAAATGATGGGTGATAAAACTGCTGATGCTGCGGCTATGTCTGGTGGTTTAGGTGGCTATCGTGAAGCTATTATGCAAGCAGAACGTGAGCGTAATTTAGGTACACAACTAAGTGATATACAAGCTAAAGGCAGTCAAGCAGCTTTCCAATCAGCACAACAACAATTAGCAGCAGAAAGAGCATCAAGTTTAGATGCTTCTAAATTTGGCTTACAACAATTTACTGCTGGTGAACAAGCTAGACAAGCACAAGAACAAATGCAACAACAAGCTTTCCAAGTAAGTGAAGCAGCTAGACAAAAAGCAGCAGAAATGGGTATGAACGCTAGACAACAGAATCAAGCAGCAAGACAAGCTGAAGAACAGTTTAGACAATCTGCATTTAGTCAAACAGAATCATCAAGACAAGCACAAGAGAAATTTAGACAATCTGCATATCAAGCAGGTGAGCAAGCAAGACAAGAAGCAGCTAAGTTAGGTTTAAATGCTGCTCAACAAAACGAAGCTGCTAGACAGGCTCAAGAAAAATTCTCTCAAAGCGGATTCCAAATGACTGAACAATCTTTCAAAGGTCAAGCAGAATTAGATTTACAAAGATATCAGGCAGGAGAACAAGCTAGACAACAAGCTTCTAAATTAGGATTAACTGCTGCTCAACAGAATGAAGCAGCACGTCAAGCCCAAGAAAAATTTTCACAAAGTGGTTTCCAATTAACAGAAGCTTCATATCAGAAACAAGCGGATATAGATTTAAAAAGATATCAAGCTGGAGAAGCTGCAAAACAACAAGCAGCAAAACTTGGTCTTACAGCAGCACAGCAAAATGAAGCATCTAGACAAGCTCAAGAAAAGTTTATGCAAAGTGCATACGCTACATCAGAGAAATCATTTCAAGAACAAGGCAGACAAGACATTGCTGCTTATCAAGCCAGAGAAGCTGCTAGACAAGCTCAAGAGAAGTATGGACAATCAGCTTATGATATGTCACAGCGTTATGGTCTAGCTTCTGTAGATGCTCTTAGAGGTGTTGGTGGTGATATGCAAAATGATGTAAGACAAAGAATTGCTGCATTACAAGGCATTGGTCAAGGTAATAGAGCAATGCAACAAGCATCTATGGATATGGGATATCAAGACTTCTTGAGACAACAAAACTATTCTAATCAACAGTTAAGTCAATTAGCTGGTTTATTAAGAGGTGTGCCAGTAACACCACAACAACAAATAAGTACCTATCAACAACAACCAGGATTATTTCAGACCGCAGTAGGAGCTGGATTACAAGGACTAGGTTTATATAGAGGAATGAGCTAATGGCAAATTTAGTAGAACTATCAAATCAATTAGAGGATTTTCCAGAGCAACAACTTGTGCAAATGTCACA